CTACATCTCGCCGCCACGCCAGATGACGCGCCCCAAGATGGGAATCTCGTGCAAAGCGTTCTCCGACAGCATTTCGTCCGGGTACTTGGCCTTGTCACCGTTGTCGCTACGGATCATCCAGGCCCCGGACATCTGCTGAATCATGCGCTTGATGCTGATCCCACCATCTGGTCGTCGGATGACGTAGGCCTGGCGATCCTTTGGCTCGGTCTTTGAGCTATCAAACAGCACGACATCGCCCTCGAACACGTAGGGCTCCATGCTATCCCCCTCGGCGTAGATAATGCGCAGGTTTTCAGGCTTGGCCTTCATGCGCGCTAGCCAGTCCCGCTTGAATACCAGGCCCTCGGTGACCTCGACGTGGTCGTTCAGGTATCCATCGCCACACGAGCCGTGCGCCTTGTATTGGGGGATGAGTGCATAGTCGGCCTCACTGGGAGATCCGTTAGATCTGGAGTCATCGCCTCCAAATAGAAGCCAGTCAGGCGAAACTTTCAGGGCCCTGGCCAGCGGCTCGACAGTGCTCTTGCGTGGACTGCTGCTTTCACCGGAAAGAATGCGGTTGATGGTTGGCTGGGGAACACCGCACCGCCTCGAAAGCTCACTCTCGCTCATCTCAAGAGAAGCCATTTTTGCGCGCAAGCGCCCAGCGATATCCATTGCTCACCAATTATACGAATACGGGTTATGCGAATTCTATTGCATGGACTCATACTTATTCGTATGATTTGTCATGCAAAACCTCATAGGATTCCCGTCATGACAGTTCAAGAGATGTTGAATCGCCTTTTCCAGCTCGGGCTGTCGCAGACAGAAGTAGCTGAGAAGTGCGGCACCACGCAGGCCACGATCTCCCGCGCAACCAGCGGGACGATGGTCGGCTACAGCACCGGCAAAGCCATTGAGCTGCTGCTGGCTGATCGCGAAGAAGCCGCCAAGAACACTGCTACTCAAGCCGCTTAATTCACCTTGCATGCTCAAAGGAGCAAAAACGATGCACTTCGACCCAAGCCACATGCACGACAAACCCACAAAGGTCCGCCTCGACGAGGTGGCCGACGACCTGCTGACCGCCATGGCCAGGTTCCAGCGGACCCAGAAAGCAGTACTCGCCCGGGAAATCCTCGAGCGCGGCCTGAACCAGATGATGGAAGAGCTTAACGCGAAAACAGACGTGGCATGAAGTTGCCAAGGAGTCCCTGTGCCTGAAAGAAAACCATTGGAGGTCTGGCTTGACGGGAAAGGCCAATCGCAACTGGAGCTGTTAGCCAAAGCGAACGGCATCACAACCGAACAGCTGACCACCAAGATCATGAACGAGGCGCTAGATCGAATGACGCGCCCACCAAAAAGCCGGAGCAACGTCGCTTCCATAGGACGCAAGGGCTGATTAGCCCCTCAGGGACTATTGAGGATCTGCCAATGAAACAACCAAGCAGTAAATCGGACGCACAAAAAAGCCACCGGGCAAGGGTGGCTTTTCGTGCAGCACATACAAATCAGTTCTGGAGCGAATAATGCCTATTCCACAATCAGTCGTCAACACCAACGAATCCGCGCCACGTTTTCTGCAATCGCAAAACGTGGCGCGGACAATGGCCCTTAGTCTCGGCGGCGTCAAAATCAAGCAAGACCTTGAAGGTCGGTATTGCCTGAATGACCTACACAAGGCGGCGGTGGCGGATGGCGCGAACAAGCGCACCAAAGAGCCGGGCAAGTACATGGCAACCGAATCGTTCACGGAAATGTTCGATGAATTAACTACCCAGAATCCGGGTAGTTTACCTGTGGTGACTATTGAGGGGCGCAGCGGCGGGACTTACGTGGTCAAGGAGCTGATCTACGCCTATGCAATGTGGGTCAATGCTCGATTCCACTTGCACGTCATCCGCACCTTCGACGCTGTCGTCATCGGTCATATTCAGCTTGTCGAGGGGAAGCAGGCTAGGGAGCGTGCTCGTCTTGAGGCTCCAGCGCTAACTGACGCGATCAAGCACGGGCGTCTCGCCGCCGGTAAAGAAACCAAGCACTACCACTTCAGCAATGAATTCGACCTGATCAACCGCATTGCCCTGGGCATGCCTTCCAAGGCGTACCGGGCGGCGCACTGCATCAGCCCAACCGATTCGATCCGCGACCACCTCACTCCCTGCGAGATCCGCTGCATTGAACACTTGCAGCGCGTCAATGCATCCCTTATCGACGTGGGCATGGACTTCGAATCCCGCAAGCAGAAGCTCAGCCAGATCTACATCCAGCGCCATAGCCGGGCTCTTCTCTCCGAAATAAAGCGCCTGGAGTTCTGACTATGAAGCCCATGACCTACCAGCAACTGATCGAGCGCGCAGCCCTGACAGCCCTTGAGCTGTTCCAGGCGCAGACTACTAAAAAGGCCCTCAAGGCTGAATTGCGATCGCTGTACGACACCTACTTCCGAGCCCATGGCCGACCTGATGGGAAGTTCGACCCCTACAACGACGCCTTCTTTCCTGTGATGGATTTCACCGAGGCGCAGTTCCAGCGTGTTCGCGCTGCCAAGAAGACCGAGTACAACGCCCAGCGTCGTCACCACACCGCGTTGCGGGCTCTCAACGCATACCGGCCTGCCAAGACCAAGGAGGCCGCGTAATGGCCCGCGCACGCAACATAAAACCCGCGCTGTTCACCAATGAGATACTCGGCGTTGGACACCCCCTATGTACCCTTCTGTTCCAGGGTCTATGGCTGCTGGCTGATAAAGAGGGCCGTCTTGAGGATCGCCCTCTGCGCATCAAGGCCGAAATCTTCCCTTACCGCGAAGCCGACGTTGACGCGATGCTGCACTGGTTGGCGCACAAAGGCTTCATCGTTCGGTACACGGCGAGCGGGAAGGCCTACATCGAGGTCGTGAACTTCACCAAACACCAGAACCCACACAAGAACGAGAAGGACTCAGAAATCCCTTCTATTTCAGACGGTTGTATCACTTCCGATATTCTCGGTACTCGTTCCGAAATTATCGGTACGACTCGGGCTGATTCCCTCTCTTCTGATTCTGATCTTCTGATTCCTGATTCACTGATTCCTGATGTCCTGAACCCGGATTCAAAAACCTTGCCGGTCGCCAAGGCTCCGGCGCCGACGAACATCAAGGTTCTGAAGCCGAAGCAAAAGCAAAAGACCGACGCGCAGATTGCCAACACCAACACCTGGGACGCCTACACCATCGCTTACCTTGAGCGCTATGGAGTGGAGCCGGTGCGCAACGCCAAGGTCAATGGGCAGGTTGCCCAACTTGTTCAGCGTCTCGGGGCTGAAGAGGCTCCGGGTGTCGCCGCGTTCTACGTGACGATCAACGACTCGTTCTTCATTCGCGCCTCGCACGAGTTCGGATTGCTGGTCTCGCGCGCCGAGGGCATCCGCACGCAGTGGCTCACCGGGCGTCAGGTCAATGCTGTAACCGCCCGCCAGATGGAGAACACCCAGGCCAACATCAGCGCCGCCCAGGAAGCCAGCCGCAGCATTCTCGAAGGAGGTGCGCCCAATGCTTTCCTACGCCGAAACCGCTGAACTGAGCATGGCCATCTGCGCCACTGCTGAAACCCTTGGGCAAACCCTGAGCGCTCCAGCCGCCAAGCTGATGGCCGAGGATCTGGCCGAACACCCTATGGACGTGATCGCCAACGCACTGTGGGCCTGTCGCCGCGAAGTCACTGGAAAATTGACCCTGGCCGCGATCCTCCAGCGCGTCCAGGCCGCCGACGGCCGCCCAGGCAAGGACGAAGCGTGGGCCATCGCCATGACCACCAACGACGAATACGAAACCGTTGTCCTGACCGACGAAATCCAGTTGGCCCTGGCTGCCGCAAAGCCTGTGCTCGATGCCGGGGACAAGATTGGGGCCAGGATGGCGTTCATCAGCGCGTATGAGCGGTTTGTCGGCCAATCCCGAGAGGATGCCAAGCCTGTGAACTGGCACGTCTCTGTTGGCTTTGACGCCAACCGCAGAATCCAGGCGGTAACCAAGGCAATGGAGCTGAAGCGCATTCCTCGCGAACACGCCCAGAAGTACCTCGCTGACCTGAGCGTTGAGCCGATCACCGAAGACGGTCGCGCCATTGCCGGCTTGCTGACTGGCAACGTCACTCAGCCAGCGCCTGTGCTGCGCAAGAAGTTGGAACTGGTCAAGAACTCAATGATGGAAATGCGAATGGCCAGCGCCGAACGGAAAACCGAAATGCGGATTGCAGCGGCCAACGAATTGGCAGATCGCCGCGCATTGCTGATCAAGCAGGTCCAGGAATTGGAGCAACGGACATGAAACGAGCAACCCCAGCACAGCTACACCAATCCCTTGAGATGGCGAACACCATGGTCAAGCACGGAATCCGTTTCGTGTGCATGCCGGTGGTGGATGAGGCCGACGGTATGAATCTGGCCAGCCAGGCCGCAGAGCGCCTGGAGCGCATGGCATTGATCGCAGAAGCAGGGGAGGAGCGGGCATGAGCGGAAATTCCACTAAAGATTGGGCTGAGGCCCATTGGGCTCCCCTCACGGGCGAGAAAACAGAGTTGACCCAATTCAATATCTGGCATCACCGGCGTTTTGGCTTTGTCGATCACCGCGACGCCGCCTGTAGAAATCGCTGGCTGGCTTGGACGGCCTCTCGCGAGGTGCTGGTGATTGAGTTGCCGACCGAACAGCCAGGGTACATGTACTACGCCCCCGATGTTGTCGAGGCAATCGAAGCCGCTGGCCTGAAGGTGAAGCCATGAGCCTCCCAATCACAGCAGCCTGCACCCTGGCGGGTTTCTCCATTGGCGTGTTCTGCGTCCTGATCACAATGGCGGTGACGGCATGAGCAATTACGAGAAATTGAAGGAATTGGCCGAGGCTGCATCCGAAGGTGCATGGGTGCAGGACGCCTTTGAGGTGGTCAGCGATGGGATTGAAGATCGTCGTGTCGCTCGGTGCAGTTGGCTGACTGATGCTCAGTTCATCGCAGCCGCCAACCCTGCCGCCGTGCTGGCGCTGATCGCAGAGAACGAGCGACTACAGCAGCGCGAGCAGGATCTGTCTGCATCGGTCAAATACTGGTTTAACGCGTGCGGCGGTAAGCAGTTTGAGGCCGGGGTAAAGCACGCGGACGAGGCGGCAAGCAAGTATATCGACGAGCACTGGAGGCGGCAGCGCGACCAGCTCCGTGCCGAGAACGCCGGCCTACGCACCGGCTACGAAGCCTACGAGCAGGTGAATGCTGAGCTGAAGGCTGAGGTGGAGGGGCTTAACGATGAGTACGACAAGGCCTGGCGCCACGACCTCAACGACAAGAAAAACGTCCAGGTATTAGCTGCTGAATTGGCACGTCTTTCTGCCGAGAACGAGGCGCTGCGCAAGGATGCAGGGCGGTATCGGTGGCTGAGGCGCGCAGGGAACACCAAGGCAATAGCGCTAGTCGCAGAACACTGCCTCGACACGCTGGATGAAGCCATCGACGCCGCCCTGGGCCAGGGAGGCGAAAGCAATGAGTGCTCGTAAAACCCTGATTTTCGGAGTCGGCATCAATGATGCTGATTATGTCACCCGCTCTACCAAGGTGGTCGACGGCCATCAGAAAACAAACTGGCGCTGCCCATTTTATCAGGCGTGGTCAAATATGCTTGAGCGCAGCTACTGCCCAAAATACAAGGTAAGAAAGCCAACATATGCCAAGTGTGAGGTGGCCGAGGAGTGGCTGACATTTTCAAACTTCAGGGCTTGGATGGTCCTTCAGGACTGGCAGGGTAAGCATCTAGATAAAGATGTTTTACTGCCTGGAAACAAGATTTACGGGCCTGACTTTTGCGTTTTCATCTCGGCGAAACTGAATTCATTTTTGGTCGGCCTCGAAACCTCAAGATCAAAGCTTCTGCCTGGAACTCACTTCCAGAAGAGCAGTGGAATGTTTAATCCCCAGTGCCGTAATCCATTCACTGGGAAGCAAGAGCATCTTGGATACTTCGTCAATGAGCAGGAATCCCACGATGCATGGAGGCGGAGGAAGCAAGAACTAGCTGAAATGTATTCAGCGCTTCAGTCCGATCAGCGCATTGCTGCGGCACTCCGGGCGCGATTTGCAAGTTGCACGGAGGTCGCGCAATGACCAAGCCAGCCAAGCCCCGCCAAATGCCCGTGTACCTCGTGCTGCGACGCCTCGTCGATCCTGCCACTGGCAAGGAGGTGGCCGCGTTCGTGCCGTCCTCCGATGCCGACCGGTCGATCCTGCGTGAGCGTGATTTTCGGATCAACACGAAGATCCGCGCCGACCTCAAGCAGCCGCGCAACCCACGATTCAACGGTTTGGTCCACGGCCTGGGCCGGGTGCTGAGCCAGAACATCGATCGGTTCTCCGGTAAGCAGTCCCACGACGCGATCAAGGCCCTGCAACTGGAGTCGGGCGTGTACTGCGACGAAGAGGCGTTCGACATCCCAGGCCTGGGCCAGCTCACCCGCAAGACCCCCCGAAGCCTTTCCTACGACTCGATGGGGGAGGAGACCTTCCAAGACTTCTGGCGCCAGTGCTGCGCGTACCTGGTGCTGCACGATTGGCCGACGCTCACGGAAGAACGCCTGACCGAAATGGCCGAGTTCGAAGCATTCAAGGAGGCCGCATGAGCCATAACTTCAAGCCGGGCGACCTGGCGCTTACCTTACGCGATCGCATGGGATGGCCACCGATGACGCAGGTAGAGCTTGATGTGTTCCATGCCGCTGGATCGGTCCTAGTCGAGGCAGAAACGGGTAGCCGTTTTCGCATTCGAGAATGTGCATGGCAGTGCCGCCTCACCGATGGCTCTGGTGAGGATAATCGGCTTTATCGTCCATCGGAATTGATGCCCCTGCGCGGAGACTTCGCTCCAGAGCAGCAGAAGTCGCGGGAGGTGGCGGCATGAAAGCAGGTCATGAACTGCCAATCAACGCCACCGCCGCACGAGTCATGGCGCGTGGCGAGTCTTTCGATTACCGCCCATGCGAAACCACGGTTGACTCATCGCTTCCAATTGAGACCCGGCCGATTCCAGCCGACTACCGGATGAACCCAGATTTTGTGGATTTCACTGGCAAGCAGATAGGCCGCGTGAAAGTGATGGGCCTGGCCGCAGCCAAAAGTGGGCGATGGGTTTGTAAGTGTCGCTGCGGGTCATACGTGCTTCGCCGTGCATCTGCTCTGCGTGGTGAGCGTGCTGGTTCTTCGCCATGCGATCAGTGCTACCTGCTGGCCGTGTCGAAGCGCAATGAGTTTCAGCGCCGCACCGGCATAGAGCGATTCACCGAGGAGTTTCTCGCATGAAGCGCACCCCACTGCAACGCAAGACCCCACTCAAATCTGGCGCCCCACGCCGCAAACGCTGCCCAGAGTGCCGAGCGATGTTCACGCCCTCCAGAAGCTCGCAGGCGGTGTGCGGTGAGATCGAGTGCGCCATCGCTCACGGTAAGTCGGAGAAGGTCCAGGCGAGCGCCAAGAAGGCCTTGGCGGATATTGGCCGCGCCGACATCAAGGTGCGCAAAGAGAAACTGAAGACGAGGGCGGATCATGCCAAAGAGGCCCAGGCAGTCATAAACCGCTATGTCCGTCTGCGTGACGCGCACCTTGGCTGCATCAGTTGCGACAAGCCGGCGACCTGGGGCGGCCAATGGCATTGCTCTCACTTCCGCAGCGTTGGCGCCGCCGCACATCTGCGCTTCAACCTCTGGAACATGAACAAGTCCTGCTCTCAGTGCAATGCCCACCTGAGCGGAAACATCATGGTTTACCGGCCTCGCCTGGTCGAGAAGATCGGCGCCGAAAAGGTGGAATGGCTGGAGTGCAATCAGGATCTGGTCCGCCATGAAATCCCGTACTTGAAGCGCCTTAAGGCGGTGTTCACAAAGAAGGCGAAACGCCTGGAGGCTCGAATCCAATGCAATGCCGCGTAGAAGTGAAAGCCATCACCGCCGAATACCGGACAAAGACCAGAGAGCTGATAAAGGGGCAGGCAGCATGAACTACCACAACGTGATTTCAGCAGTTGTCCGGGCCTTGGCCGCCGAGACGATCAACAGTTCCGGCGGATGCAACGTCGAGCCCCGGGTGCAGGCCAGCAAACTCAAGGGCGAGATATCCGGGAAGGATGCCGCGCTGCTGGCTGACTGCATCGTTCACAAGCTCTTGCACGCCCAGCTTTCCCCGCGGCACTGGAACGCCCTGGTGGCGAAGTACAGCACCCACCGTGGCCGCAAAATCGATTCCATCGGCCGGCTGGTCGCCGTGGTGAAGACCCCAGCACCGCAGCGCTTCACGCAACAGTCCGTCTTGGTCTGGGCGGTGCCGCAGCAGGTGAGGGGCATTCAGCGAGCGGTTACCCAGATCAAGGCGCCGAAGCACCGTGAGAACAAGGAGGAGGGGCAGTGGGATTGGCGCAACGCGGCAGCAGACGCTGATGTTGCCCGGGCCAACAAGCATGCGCGCGCGGTAGCAGAGGACAAGCCCGGCGAGATGATCGTCCTGGCCGATTCGAACTACGACATGACGAACTGGGATTCCCAAGGACTTACAGAGCGCACTTACCAGCGCTGGAACAAGGCCATCAAGGATGGCTTGGAGTCGCTTGTGAACGAGGCTCTGGTCGAGGCGCAACACATGCTTGAAGCAGTCGGAGTGCTGGAAAGCGAGGCGGCATGAAATAGTCCCTCAAAAGGGCTTGCAATGTCATGTCGCCATGTCGCATTATTCACCCATCCTGTCATTCCTGCGCGTATCGAGGAGTGACTAACGAAACCCGGCCACCGCGCCGGGTTTTTTATTGCCTCGAATTCAACCTTCTGGAGGTGCGCGTGAAGCTGAAAGCCAAAAGCAATCTGCTGGAGCGCGCCAGAACGGCATGGGAGGCGGTCGCACGCCAAGTTGGCGAGACCGACTTCTCGCGCCATCCACGCACCGGCGAGTATTTGCATCCCGGTGTCGCCATGGGTTGGCGGATCCACAAAAAGAATCTGTAGTTTCACCTGTAGCCAGGACAGCCCTCGGGAAGGCCTAGACGTCGATAAGCCGGTAGTGCAGCGCTACGGAAAAACACCGGCAGCCCGCGCGCCATGACCTAACACGCTTTCAGGGTGGCGCGAGACAGGAACGGCGAGATCGATGCACTTGGGTGTCGACGCCGTGATGGTCTTTGGCTGGCAGCGTGGGAAGACACGCGCACCTATTCAGGGCCTCGACATTGATCGGGGCCTTCTTGTTTTCGGCCCCGCCACACCCTTCGCTCTGAGCTGGGAGTGCCGCCGGGGCTGATCTATTCCGCAGGTCATGGCCTGTCATATCCATAACTCCCTGACGGGGAGGAACCGAGATGTCCAACATGCCAGACAAACCAGACACATGGGCGATAGCGCTTGCGTGGTTGAGCCAGCATTCGCCAATCCTCTATGCGGCTGCGCTGTCCTGCATCATGGCTGTCCTGCGCATCACCTATGGTGGCGGCACGCGGCGCCAGATGCTGGTCGAGGGTGCTATCTGCGGCGGCCTGACGCTGACGATCATCAGCGGCCTGGACTTCTTCGGTCTGCCCCAGAGCATGGCCACCTTCGCAGGCGGCTGGGTTGGCTTCCTGGGCGTGGAGAAGATCCGGTCAATTGCTGACCGGGTGACTGACTTCAAGTTGCCAGGTCGCAAGGTCGATTAATCCGCGCCACGATTTGGCGCATTAGAAAACGTGGCGCGGAGATAGAGCATGGAAAAGGTTTATGAAGTTTCGGTTGATGGCGGGCACCGAATTGAGTCGGTCAATGGCGCGCGCGCATATGTCGATTGCGGCGTGCTGCATATCGAGGATGCCAGTGGTCAGAATGTTGCCATCTTCGCCGAGTTCGATTACCTGATCGCCAAGCCAGCAGAGCAAGAGTAAAGACATGACCGACAAGCAGCCCACCGACTGGGAGCGCATCGAGCAGCTCTACAGGGCTGGCGTGCTGTCAGTGCGAGAGATCGCAACAACCTGCACCGTGTCCCATGTCTCCATCCACAAGCGCGCCAAGCGTGACGGATGGACGCGAGACCTCGCAGGGAAGATCAAAGCAAAGGCTGATGCACTGGTTAACAGCCAGGTGGTTAACACCGAGGTTAACAAGGAGCGGGTGTTAACCGAGAAAGGCATCGTTGATGCAAACGCTCAGGTTATTGCCGATGTCCGGATTGCGCATCGGACTGACATTGGAAGGTCTCGCCGGCTCACCAACAAACTGCTGGATGAGCTGGAAGCGCTGACTGATGAGCAGGGCACGATCAAGGAACTGATTGCTCAACTGAAGGATGGCGATCACGACGACGGCGATGCAATGGCCGATGTCCTGAAGCTGGCCAGCAAGATGAGCGGGCTCCCGAATCGCACCAAGACTATGAAGGAATTGGCCGACACCCTGAAGACGCTCGTCATGCTTGAGCGCCAGGCATTCAATCTTGATGAGGCGGAAGGCGACAGGGCTCCAGGCAGCAATACAGGCCAGGCGCCGGTCGACTCATCGCTCATCGCCGCGCTGGTAGACAAACTGGTTGACTGATGGCTATCAAACCGATCGAGTGGGACGCGCTGAGCCACGCTGAGCGCTCCGCCTTGGTCGCGGCGGGCGAGCATAGCCCCCTGGCCTTCACGAGCCTGTGGTTTAACATCACCCAGGGCGACAGCTTCAGAACGAACTGGCACCACCACTACTTCGACTACGCCGCCCGCAAGATGCTTGCAGGTGACGCGCAGAACATCGTCGTGAACATACCGCCAGGCGGCACCAAGACCGAATTCTGGTCCGTCCACCTGCCGGTCTACACGATGGTCAAGCACCGCCGGGTGCGAATCCTCAACACCAGCTATTCCAAGAGCCTGGTCGACGAGAACAGCGAGCGCAGCCGCGCCCTGGTCAAGTCTGCTGAGTTTCGCGAGTTCTACCCCTTCGATATTGAGAAGGACAAGGTAGACGACTGGACGCTCGCCAAGGATGGGAAGCGCGTACACCAACTGTTCAGCCGCTCCAGTGGCGGACAGATCACCGGTGTCCGTGGCGGCTACATGGGCGACGAGTACAGCGGCCACATCCAGGCGGATGACTGGGACAAGATCGACGATCTGTTCAGCGAGGCAAAGCGCCGCAAATCGCACACGCGCCTGGTGAACACCTTGCGCAGCCGGAAGGCGCACAGCGGCACACCGTTCGTAGCGATCCAGCAGCGCGGCCACATCGACGACTCGACCGCGTTCCTGTTGTCGGGCGGCATGGGCCTGAAGATCGACCTGCACATCAAGATCCCGGCCCTGGTCAATCAGGACTACATCGACTCACTGCCTGACGGCATCCGCGAGCGCTGCATCAAGAGCGTGTGCGGGTCTGAGCAGGTAGACGGCTACTGGTCGTACTGGCCGGCCAAGGAAAGCGTTCATGACCTGATCGCGCTCCGCACGGCTCACCCGTACACCTTCAGCAGCCAGTACATGCAAGACCCCGACACGCTGGACGGCGGGATATTCTCGGCTGATGACTTCCAGTACTACGGCGACGTGGATGCTGGGGCGGACTTGCCGCTGCCGGAGAAGTTCGACTACCGCTTCATCACTGCGGATACCGCCCAGAAGACCAACACCTGGAATGACTGGACTGTGTTCGCGGAGTGGGGCGTCGCCGAGGGCCGCATCTACCGCGTTGGCATGAAGCGCGGGCGGATGGACGCAAAGACGCTACGCCGTGAGTTCGAGGCGTTCGTCAAAGGCGCCTGGGCCAAGAACGGGAAGGCCAACGGCATCCTGCGTCGGGTCTACGTCGAGGACAAATCAAGCGGTACCGGCCTGATCCAGGAGATGGAGAAGCGCCTGCCGCTCAAGGTTACGCCAGTTCCTCGGGACCGCGACAAGCTGACCCGCGCCCTGGACGTTCAAGGCTTCCACGCTGCCAAGCTGGTCTGCCTGCCGTACGACGACAGCCAAAACTACGAGTTCGTGTGTGAGGTCGCATCCTTCACCGCCGACGACAGCCACAAGTACGACGACCAGACAGACGTGATGATCGACGCCTTGTCCGAGGTTTACATCAAAGGCAAGCGATCGATCCGCGACCTCCTATAACCAAATTGGTGACCCCATGAGTAAGAAGGGCCAAGCGCCAGCAACCAAAAAGCTGGGCAAGGCCCTCACTCGGGCCTTGGTTGAATATAAGGCCGGCACGAAACAGACCGCCGATGGATTGGTGAACGTAGTGTCCGGCCTGGGAACCGAAAAGGCCAAGCGGTCGCACAACCAGTTCGAATACGGCTTCCTGAACAACTTCCAGCAACTCGACGCGGCCTACCAAACCAGTTGGCTTGCCCGGGCGATCGTGGACTACCCGGCCGAGGACATGACCCGCGAATGGCGCACCCTCAAGTGCGACGACGCGGACGTGATCCGGGCCGAAGAAGACCGCTTGAACCTGCCTGCAATGGTGAGCGAGGCAACAAGCTGGGCGCGCCTGTACGGTGGCGCCGGCATCCTCATGCTGACCAATCAGGACCTGACCAAGCCGCTCAGGCCGGAGAAGATCAAGAAGGGCGACCTTTACCGCCTGCTGGTGATCGATCGCTTCGACATGACGGCGATGAACATGAACCAGTCGAACATCCTGGCTGCGAACTACTTGCAGCCGGAGTTCTACACCATCTCGGCCGGCGCCCAGCAGATCCACTGGACGCACTTCGCCCGGTTCGCTGGTGCAAAGTTGCCGCGCCGCCAGCGCGCACAGACGCAGGGCTGGGGAGACTCAGAGCTGCGCAAGTGCCTCGACGACGTCATGGACATCGTAGCCAGCAAGGACGGCATTGCCGAGCTGATGCAGGAAGCGAACGTCGACATCATCCAGCGCAACGGGCTCTCCGATGAGCTGGCGAGCGATCAGGACGACGCCATCACGGCGCGTTACGCCCTGTTCAGCATGATGAAGTCCTCAATCAATCTGGCGCTGCTGGACGGTGAAGAGACCTACGACCGCAAGACCCTGGACCTGTCCGGGGTTGCGCCGGTGCTCGACACGCTCATGACATGGATCAGCGGCGCGGCGGACATCCCGCTCACCCGGCTGTTCGGCACATCCGCCAAAGGCCTCAACGCCACCGGCGAAGGGGACATGGACAACTACTTCAACTCGCTGTCCTCGAAGCGCCTGACCCAGATCGATCCAGGCCTTCGGCAGCTTGATGAGGTGATGGTGCGTTCCGCTACCGGGCAGTGGCTCGAAGACTTCAACTACGTCTGGAACCCATTCCAGCAGCCTGACGCGGTGCAAATCGCTACCGCCAACAAGGCCAAGGCCGAGACCGACATCATGTACAAGGACGCCGGCATCGTCCTGCCGAGCCAGATCATGCGACGCCTGCAGGCCGAAGAGCTCTACCAGTTCGACGACAAGAAAATCGAAGCGCTGGAGGCTGATGAGGATCTGACCATGTTCAATGACCCGCCTGAAGGTGATGACGATGACGCGCCCGTATGACTTGCCGCCGATGCGCAATCCGCTCCCCATGCCACCGGTAAAGCCGCCAAAGCAGGAATAGCTGATGGACATGATCGGCATCCAGTACAACGCCAAGCTGCAGCGGCTGGTCAAGCAGGTCAAGGCGTCGATCAGCAAGGAAATCATGCCGCTGGTTCGCCAGTTGGCGCCGGAGTACACGCAGGACGCGGTTACCACGACTGACGCCTGGTCTGACCTAATCAGCAACGCAATGTCGTTCCTGTTCAGCAAGTGGCAAAACGAAAGGGTCAGCGCTGGCGCGAGCAGGATAGCCGGCGAGTTCGTCCAGTCATCGCTGAAGAAGTCCGAGCGCGACCTGAAGAAGTCGGCCGGCATCGACGTGTACAGCGGCAACAGCGTCATGCAGGACTACCTGAAGGCCTCGGCCCAACAGAACGCCCAGCTGATCAAGTCAATCCCCGCCAAGTATCTGGAAGAGGTGCAGACGCTGGTGATGGCGAACATGCGCTCCGGTATGCGGCCTGGCTACATCGAGAAGGCGTTGCAGGAGCAGTTCGGGGTGACCCAGCGCCGCGCCAAGATGATCGCCCGCGACCAGACATCGAAGATTCAGGGCGAGCTGGCCGAGAAGCAGCAGAAGGGTGCCGGCTTCGAGTACTTCAGATGGCGTGACTCGGACGACCAGCGTGTTCGGCACCGCCATCACGAGATCGCCAACAAGGTCACCGCCTACGGCAAAGGGGTTTACCGCTGGGACAACCTTCCGCTGAGCGACAAGGGTGTCCCGATCAAGCCTGGGTCTGACTATTCCTGCCGATGCATCGCGGAGCCAGTGAGCGCCCGCGAGGTCAAGGCCAACCAAGACGCAGGCAAGACAGCGCCGGGCGTTCTTCGCTAATTCATCCATCCCGCGAGGCCGCAACATGAAATGCACGGTTTTCGACCGGGCCGGGTATCGCATTACCCAGCGAGAGTACACCGACGAGGGGTTCCTCAAGGTTCCGGGCCGGGTTGCCCGCACGGGGATTCAGGAATACCTGGCCCGCGAGCTTGGTCTCGATGGCGACCCGATGCGGGTTGTCCGCGTGTACCGGCCTGAAGATGAGGTGTTCAGCGACGCCTCGCTCGGCACCTACGACGCTTCGGACGTTACGAACAACCACCCGCATTCCTTGGTCACCGCTGCCACCTACAAGGGTGTCGCCGTCGGCGTAGTGCGCGGCCCTGGGCGCCGTGATGGCGACTTCGTGATCTGCGACCTGATCGTCAAAGACCAGAAGACCATCGACGAGATCATTGGCGGAAAGTGCGAACTGTCCGCCGGATACACCGCTGTCTACGACGAAACCCCAGGGGTGACCGAGGACGGCCAGACATACGACTACATCCAGCGCGATATCAAGATAAATCACGTCGCGATCGTAGAAAGAGCAAGGGCGGGCGCCAATGCTCGCGTTTTTGACCACACCCCGGAGAGCAACATGACCCATAAAGTCACGCTGGACTCAGGTAGCTCGGTCGAAGTGTCAGACGCGGCAACCGCTGTCGCGATCACTGACGCTTTCGAGCGCCTGAACAAGAAGGCAAACGATGCACAGGTACTGGCTGACAAGGCCCAGGCAACCGCTGACAAGGCAGCCGAAGATCTGGCCGAGGCCCGCAAGGCTTCGAGCGACGAGGCGATCAATGCTCGCGTCGTCCTGATCGGCAGCACCCAGGCCTTGGCCCGCAAGATCGCCGGCGACTCGTTCACCTGCGACAGCCTCGATGTGATCGAGATAAAGCGCGCCGCGCTGGCCGTCAAGCGTCCGAAAATGGCGTGGGGCGACAAGTCTGCCGGTTATGTCGAGTGCGCCTTCGACGCCGAGGCTGAGAAAGAGCCTGACGAAGACGACATGGACGAAGAAGGCAAGAAGAAGCCCAAGGCCGCTACTGGTGACACTGCCGCGCTCTTCGCCCAGTTCATGCAGTTGGCTAAGGACGGCGCAGCCACCACGGCGACCGCCGACGCCGCGCCGACCCCATACCAGCAGCACAAGCAGAAGCTGTCGGGCGCCCACAAACAACCCCAGAAAGGAGCCTGACCATGGCTGTTCAAGGTGGTAACGCACTCAATCACGGCGTCGCTTACGCAGGTATGGTCGCCGACGGCGAACTGTCCAACGCCGTCTCCAAAGTCAACAAGGGCACCGTGAACATCGCGTTCGGCCTGGGCGTTGTTACCGATGGTGACGACGGCGCCAAGCTGCCTGTGGCCGGCTCCACTGCGGCCCAGTTCATCGGCATCGTTAAGCGCGAACTGAACCGTGCCTACACCGCTACCGATGTGGTCGGCGCAGTCGCCAAGCGCGATATGTCGGTCGAGACCGTAGCGCCTGTGTGGGTGACCGCCCGCGTCGCAGTCGCCAAGGATGACCCGGTGTATCTGGTCATCGGCGACGGCACCGGCACCAACCAGGGCCAGTTCTCGAACGTGGTCGGCGCTGCTGCAACCCTGGCCGTTCTGATCCCGAACGCCAAATGGGTCAGCTCCGCCGGCGCCGGCGCGCTGGCTAAAATTTCTCTGAAGATCGGGGGCTAATCGACATGACCCAGCTTAAAAAAATCGTCGTAGCCATCGATGCCGCTATTGCGCACCAGATTGGCCGCGATGCTTATCAAGTGACCTTCAACGACGGTCTGCCGACCCTCGACGACGGCTTGGCGTTTTACATCAGCCAGTTGGCGAACCTGGAAGCTCGTATCTACGAGGCCAAGTACGCAGCCATCAACTACGACGAGCTGATCCCGGTCGATACCTCGCTCCCTGAGTGGGTGGATAGCTGGGACTACATCAGCTACGACGGCGTGACACTGGGCAAGTTCATCGGCGCCAGCGCTGACGACCTGCCGGATGTAACCCTGTCTGCCAACAAGTCGTCCGTACCGATCGGTTACGCGGGCAACAAGTACAGCTACAGCCTGGATGAGCTGCGCAAGTCGCAGCAGTTGCGCATTCCGCTGGACACCACCAAAGCGCGATTGGCCTTCCGTGGCGCCCAGGAGCACACCCAGCGTGTGGCTTACTTCGGTGACGCCGCTCGCAACATGACCGGCCTGTTCAACAACCCCAACTTGGCGCTGTCGAACTCCACCCTCGACTGGTACAACGCGGCCACCACCGGTGACCAGATCGTCGCCGACCTGAATAAGATCCTGGTTGATGTCTACATCAACTCGGCCACTGTTCACGTCCCGGACACGATCATCCTGGATGCCGCCCGCTTCGCGTTCATCTCGAACAAGCGTATGGGCACCATCACCGACAAGACGATCCTCGAGTATTTCCGCACCAACAACCAGTTCACCGCGCTGACCGGTCGCCCGATCAACATCTTCAGCCGCTTGCAACTGTCTGCTGCCCAGCTGGCCGCCGCCGGCGTGTCCAACGGCAACAAGGACCGCATCGTCGCTTATGAGCTGAACGACGAGAACCTGGGCATGCAGGTGCCGATCCCGTGGCGCTCCCTGGCCCCGCAGTTCCATAACCTGACGGTTAGTATTCCGTGTGAATACAAGTGCTCTGGCGTTGAATTCCGCTATGTATTTGCAGGGGCTTATCGCGATCAATTTTGATTGATTGGTTATATGAAAAAGGCCCGAACGGGCCTTTTTTATTGAATCCTTGCTGATTTTCGCTGATTGTCTTCAGCCCACAACGGCTGCAAGTTTGAAAGCGCATTGATCACTGCTGGGCTGCTTACTCCGCGCCTGATCAATACGCTTAGTGGGATCACATGGTCGATATGCCATTCGCCATGATTGGCCCATGACATGCCTTCTAAAAAGAGGGATTCCATGTGTCCGGCGAAATCGGCCGGTGAATACCCAAGGGCCTCCCAATTCTAACCCAAAGAGGATTCGACATGTTCCTGAAGAACGAAGCAGCACGACTGATCACCATCAACCACTTGGTCGGCGAAAAAGAGACCAGCTACCCGATCCTGCCGGGCGAAAACCCACCCGTCGAAGTACCGGATGAGGCCGCCAAGATCGATTTCGTCAAGGCGCTGTTGAAAAACGGTGACCTGCGCCGTGTTGGCGCCGATGATCTGGAAGACGGCGAAGCAGAGCAAGCGCCTGCAAAGAGCAAGAAGTAACACCCGGGCGCCTGGCGCCCACTCATTCAAGGTGAACGCATGCAAATCACGCCCGAAATTGTCGCCTCATTCCGGGCGGTTCAGCTCGCATTCACGGACACAACGAAGTGGCCCGATGCCGTGGTGCAGGAATCCCTGTGCGAGGCTGATTGCGAAACCGGTAGCAGCCGCTGGGGCGCTTACGAGGATGAATGCCACAACCTCAAGCGCCGCGGGCTCTACTACTTCGCCGCGCACTGGCTATCGGTCACGTACCCGACCGGTCTTGGCGCCACTGACCCGACAAATATCCCGTCGACCGCACGCCTCAACGTGGCTGCCAAGTCGATTGGCGATGAGTCAGTGACATACCGGGTCGGCGCCATTCAGGAAACCGAAAACGACTGGCTGTCCCTCACCAACTACGGCGTTCAGTTCCTGCGACTGCGTCGTCGCGTAGGCATGGGTGCCAAGGCGGTTTAAATGATCACCCTCGACATCCAAGGCTTTCAGGAGCTGCAGGACGAACTGTCCAAGGAACTTGCGGCGCTGAGGTCAGACAAGGTCGTAACTGTCGGCATTCATGAGGAGGCCGGCGATGTCGAGTCAGGCGACCTGACCATGGCCAGTCTCGGCGCGATCAACGAGTTCGGCGCCGACATCAAACACCCGGGCGGAACGTCCTACGGCTACGCCAGCAAGGCTGCTGCCGACCGCGATGAGGTTCGCTTCCTCAAGACGGGCAAGGGATACATGGAACTGGGCGTGACCCAGGCGCACACCATCAACATCCCGGCTAGGCCATGGCTTGAGCCGGGAGTGTCGAGCGCAACGCCAGAGGTCCTGCTGACCATTCAGGATGGCATGGAGGCCGGACAATCGATGGATCAGATCCTTGAGGCTGTCGGCGTGGTCGCGGCGGCCGCGGTGAAGGTCTACATGACCGAACTGAAGACCCCGCCAAACGCCGCATCGACCATTCGCAAGAAAGGCAGCTCCAACCCGCTGATTGCTGATGGGCACATGCGCCAGTCAGTCACGCACAAAGTATCTATCGGACCCGTTACGGAGGGACTGGAATGAGCAGCACGCTGAGCATGGCCGGTCACGTTGATGACACGTTCGTCAGTGTTCCGGCATCGCGCACTGTCTCGGTGGACGGTCAGTATGTCGAAGGCATATGGGTTCCCGGCACGACCGATACGAAGCCCTACACGGTCAACATCCAACAGGCCAGTGACCGGGAAGTGGATTTCATCCGCCAGGGCGGCGAGCGGATCACCGACGTGCGCCGCATCTATATCAACCAGGGCGAGATGCAGTTGATCGACCAGACCGGGACATGGACGTTTCTCGGCCAGCAGTGGAAGGCCGTCAAGTGCGACAACCGATACTGGCGCGACTACTGCAAAGTCATCGTTATGCGCATTGACGACCAGTCAGGCGGCCCAGCATGACCAACGAAGAATTATTCAAGAAGCTGCGCCCGATCGTGATGCTGGCGACCGGTGTGCCTGAGTGCATCCTGGCGGATCAGGTCGGGCCAGGCAGCATGCCGGCGCCCAAGGGCGCATACGCAACGATCACGCCCAGGCAGTCCATCAGTGAGCGCGGCCAGGCCAACATCGTGTCGCGCGACATAGCAGGGGATCAGGTCGAGGTTGATGTCCGAGCGCAGATCATGTGCTCGGCAAGCATCAACTTCTATCGCGGCGAGGCGCTGATGTACGCCGAGCGCCTGAAGCAAGCCAACAAGCGCCCCGATGTGAGCATGATGCTGCTCAGGGCAAAGATCGGCTGGAACAGCACGGACGCCGTGAACAACCTCACCAGCCTGCAATCGGCCAACTTCGAGCAGCGGGCGCAGATCACCATCCGCCTGATGTACGAGACCAGCAGCCTTCCGGCTATCAACAACATCCTGAGCGTCGAAGTGGCGCTCCAGAACGAAAAGGCGCGGGTCATTGAGACCTTCACCGTCGAAATTGACCCCGCATAAATCATTGGAGCGCTCGAGATGAGTTACCCCGCCTCAGAAATCATCCGCATCAACGCCAGGATCAGCCCGGCAGGCCTTGGTAATGCGAACTTTGCCAGCGCCATGCTGTTCGCTCCGCAGCTTGAGCTGCCGGTGGGCTTCGCGCCGGACACATACCGGACCTATTTCACGCTTCCCGCGCTGTCTGAAGACTTCGCCGACACCACCGAGACGTACAAGGCGGCTCAGCGCTGGCTTGGCGGCACTCCGGCAACCCGCCAGATTCAAGTCTGGGGTGCGGCCACCGCCGACGCTACCCGTGCTGCCACGCTCAACAAGGCCCGGAACATCACCTGGTGGTACTGGACCATGTGGACGGCTCCAGTTCTGGCGGTCAAGGCGGACGTGCTGGCAATCGCCCAATGGTGCGAAGACAACACCAGCATGTTCATCGACAACCAGACTGGCGCATCGGTAGGCGAGATTCGCGACCCGGCTGATGTTGACGATATTGCAACTCAGTTGACTTCTGCCGGCTTCCGTCACGCATTCACTGCCGCGCACGCCACTGACGCCTACTCAGGCTCGGCCCTGGCCAAGCACTTCGCTGCCGTGAACTACAGCGCCGACAACTCGACCATTGACGGCGAGTACAAGAAATCTCCAGGCGTGATCGCTGAATCTCTAAGCGGTACGGCCTATACGACCATGAAAAGCAAGTCCAAGAACGTCGCCTTCTACACGGAAGTGGACAATCAGGGCTCGAAAGACGTGGGTCGATGGATCAATACCAACACCCATAGCACCTATGGGGAGACCATTGACGACGTTGTGAATCTTGATGCGTGCATCAACTTCCTGCGCACATCCCTCTACAACACGACGGCAAATCAGCCGACCAAATTGGGTCAAGACCCTGCTGGCCAGGCAACGCTGATCGGTTCTGCGCGCGCAACCCTTCGGACCTTTGTCGGCAACGGTTATCTCGGCCCGCGCAACTACACCGATCCTGATGATGGTCTTGAGAAGTACACCTTTGGCTTCGAGATCCTGACCAAGCCTGAGGAAATTCTTGACCTTTCAGATGTTGATCGGGATGACCACAAGGCAGCTCCTTTGCGTATCCGACTATTCCGCAAAGGCTCCATCCGCATTGTTGATGTCGACCTCGACGTTTATTGATAGGTGACCCATGAGCCTGAGTAATTTCTCGAACGACCTGACAGTCGTCACCATCAATGGCCGGCAGATCCAGGACTGGGGCGAAACCGCTACCCCGTACACGGACGCGCCGATCGACCCGCGCAGCCAGTTGCGCCGGGGCCAGGGTGGGAACGCCGTGCGCCTCGACCGCCAAAACCCGGGCCGCGAGGTGAACGTCTACCTCAACCCGGGCTCGTCCGACTCCGCATACGTGCAGGGGCTGATGAACTCGAACGCCAACATCACGCTGACCTTCACCCAGATCGGCACGCTGGAAACGGCGCTTGGCTCTGAAGGCATCATCGCGAACGACGGCCAGCGCGGCCGGGCCGGCTCCACCATCACGGACGACCAGTTCACGATGCACTTCAATATCTGGGAAGCGACAAGGGGCTGATAGATGAGCGTTAAATCATTCACCGTTGGCGGCGTGCAATACAACGCCGCCATGGCCAGCGCTGTCGACCAAGACCGCCTGATGTCCCTGCTGTCTGCCGCCGTGCTGGAGCGATTCGCCACGGCGGCAGGCGCCGGCCTGGAAGTAGACGATCAGATGCTTTGCGCAATGTTCATGTCGATGCGCCAGGACGTAAAAGCCCAGGTCGCGCAGATGATCATGGCCCGCGTGCTGATCAACGGCACCGAGCGCCCGGTCACCGTCGCCGACTTCGGCGGAAAGATGGTGCAGTACAACCAGCTGCTGTCGGAACTGCTGCGCTGGAACCTCTCCGATTTTTTCGATTGGCTGCCAAGCGGCGCAAAAGGCGCTCGGCAGGAAGGGGCGGCAAGCGCAGCGCAGTAAATTGGTTCCTGATGCGGCCCTGTGTGGGGATTGTCGGGGTTTGCCCGCCGCTTTGCACCTGGGCCCAGCTTGAAGACGGCACCCACTCTCTAGCGAGCGTAGAGCGCTTCAATCAGGCGATGGACGAACTGTGGGATCAATACGAGGCTGCGAAGAATGGCTAGCAAAGTACTGAAGTCATTCCTGATCGGCATCGGCTATGACACCAAAGCCCTTGAAGCGGGCGACAAGAAGATCAACGCCAGTTTGAATGGAATCAAGTCGGGCGCGCTGGGCATTTCTGCATCGCTGGTCGGTGCGTTTGGTGCGGCTGCTGGCGCTATCGTTGGTGTCGCGGGCAAGGTCGACAAGCTGGCCATGTCCACGCAGAACATGCGCACGTCTCAGGCGGCCGTGTACAGCTACGGCAACGCCCTAAAACTGATGGGTGGGGACGCAGAGGACGCCGTCGATACCCTGAAGCGCTTCGAGGAAATCCAAAACAACCTTCGCCTAAAGGGTGATGCCGGACCAATCAATGATCTGGCAACAGCCGGCATTGATGTCAGTTCGCTGTATCAGACCAGCACTGGCGAAGAGTTCATGCGCGCGCTCGCGGAGATGATTCCCAAGCTGGACGAGGGGCAGCGCGCCCAGGTTCAAAGCTCGCTCGGGCTGTCAGACGGTGTATTCCGCTCGCTGGCCGGCGGCGTAGAGAAGCTGGACGACACCATGAAGCGGGCCAACTCGCTGACCGGAAGCGTCGACCAACTGACCGATAACGCAAGGAAGCTCGCCGAAAACTCGGCCGAGTTTGGGCTGATCATTGACGGCGTCAGCAATGAGCTGTCCGAGAAGTTCATGAAAAGCCTTGTAGGCGCAGGAAGCGCACTCAACGAATTCCTCAAGGACCATCGCGGAAACATCAGCGGTGCGATTGATTACGCCTCAAACAACCCGGAAGCAACAGCCGCGCTGGGCGCCTCGTCCGTTGCGGCAGTGGTTGGCGCAACGCTCGCCAAGCTGGGGCTTACATCGGTTGGGGGTCTTATCAGCAAGTCAGGCGCTGCCGGTATGGCAATTACTGGCGGCGCGATCGGATCGAACCTGCTCAACCGATCCTTGAATGAGTACGTGCCCGGCTACGGCGAGGCCGCCAGCGGCTTCGACGACATGCTCAAGGGCGTCACCGGGCTGGAAAGAATCAAGGGGCCGATGGAGCTGATGTTCGGCGGCGATGGCAATCCAACACAAAGCAGCAGCTTCAGGTATGAAAAGCCCGAGGAATACACGGGCAAGGTCATTCGGTCCCAGGAGGATGTCGACTTCCTTGAGCACAGGGACAGATCGGCCTCCGATAGCATGCCGCCATCGAGCGGAGCCACGCCAGACGAAGACCGTCAAGCAAACGCCGAGGCATTGGCCGGGGCGCTGAATCGAACCCCGATCAAGGTTGAAAGCAGCCTGAACGCAACCATCCAGATCGACGGCCAGGCGCTTGAGTCAAAAATCATGCAGGTCAACGAGCGCCAGAACTACGAAACGCTGGGCGACCTGAAGACCACAACGGAGCGATAGCCGTGAGCATTATCAACATCTTCACGCGCAAGGCCCCGACCATTGCTGGCTACTCGTTCGATGCGGTTCTGGAAGACACGTTCGAGGCTACGGTTACGATTACCTCCATCCCGATTGAGTCGGGGGTGAGGATATCGGATCACCGAATCCTGAATCCCTTCAAGTGGACCATGACCGGCGCTATCAGCAACAACCCGGTCAAGGTTCAACTGACGGATTTCCTCGGCGGCGCGCTTTCCAATCTGACCGACAACCCCATCGTTTCCACGGTGGCCGGTCTGTCTGCCGGCTGGTTGGCGGGTAGTGACGAAACCCGTGCAAGCACTACGCTCGACTTCCTGATCTGGCTGATGAAATCGTACGACCCGTTCGACATCGACGCCGGCGACATCCTGCTGAAGAACATGGCTATCACGCGCCTGTCCCGAACAAAGGAGCCCCGGAACGAGGGTGGCCTTGAGTTCATTGTGGAGATGCAGGAGATCATCGATCTCGACCGCATACAGCGGGACTACCAGTGCACGCCGGACCAACTGCGCGACGGAGACCCGTCAAAGTCGGCGCTGACCCGCGCCATCAACCGCGGACAGGCAATTGCCAAAGAGGCATCCGACAGTGTTTCAAAGTCGGTAAATGGAATTCTTGACGGAGTCGTCTGATGTACACCATCCCGCTGCGCGCCGGTGCCGCCAACGCTCACCAGCGTTTTGGCGTTCAGCTCGGTGACAACCTGATCGACTTTGAAATTGACTTTATCTCCTACCTGGATGCGCCAGCCTGGTCCATGAACCTGCTACGTGACGGCAGCCGCATCGTGGCCGGTGCAATGCTCGAGCCTGGCAGCGACATCATCCAGAGCTACCGATCCGGTATCGGGCAGATGGTGTTCACCGGCAAAGACGTGACCCTCGATAACCTGGGCATCGATAACTTCCTCGTCTGGATACCTCCACTGGTGGAAACATGAGAGAGCGTGTTTGGTCGATTGACGTGAACGGCCAGCCGTACATTGGGCTCCAGTCCGGTCGCCGGCAGTTCCGCATCCAGTTCAACATTGATATCTCTCCCGGTGACGCGCTGTCGTTCGCCGACATCCGCCTCTACAACATGAACAAGGGCTCAGCCATCGCCCAGCGCTCGAGCATCGTGCTTCGCGCTGGGTACAACGACAACGTAGACGCGATTTTTACAGGCTTCGTGACCAACACCTTGCGCGAGCGCGAGCCAGGCTCACCAGAGATCATCACAAGACTGATCTGCAGGTCTGGGCAGCCGGCCACCGATCGGGCGTCTGCCCAGCTTTCATTTGGCATCGGCACCAGGGTAGAGGAAGTCATTCGCGCTCTTGCCGCGGCATGGCCGCTTCCAATCGATATCGACAACGCTCAGTTTGCCGACGCCAGGCCGCTTTCTTCGGGCCTCGTGGTTGACGGAGACATCCCGAAAGCAATGACCGAACTGGCATACGCCTACAAATTTGAATGGATGCAGGATCGCGGGCGCATCGTCGTTACCAAGCCGAACATGCCGCGCACCACCACGATGGTGAGAGTTGATCAGTTCAGCGGAATGATCGGCATCCCAGAGGTTTCCCGCGGGCCTGACGGCCTTGGCGTATTCGTGGCCGTGCAGCTCAATCCCGCACTACGAATCAACGGAAGGATAAATGTAGAAAGCGAGTTTGCCACCTTCAATACCGGGAATTTGTTCATCTCTGAGCTCAGTGGTGACGCGACCGCAAATGGCGAATACAACATCTTCGCGATGAAGCATTCAGGCGATTCGCACAGCGACCTGTGGCGAACCGAGATCGACGGCCTGCGCGCCGGTACCGCGCCAGCAGCTACCGAGATCGCAACCCAGCAAAACGGAAAGCTGATCTGGGGAGCCAGGGTCGACCAGGCGTTCCGGGTGAAGGTGCGTGAGATATGCGAACGGATGTCGTTCGATCCCAACTGGCTCATGGCCGTGATGGGCTTCGAGACTGGTTACACGTTCAGTCCAGCAGCGCGGAACCCAGGCAGTACAGCAACGGGCCTTATTCAGTTCCTGGAGGCGTCTGCGCGCGAGGTTGGTACATCCACTGCTCAGCTCGCACGCATGACCGCTGTGCGCCAACTCGATTACGTGGAGGCCTACTACAAGCCCTACTCAGGTCGCATCCGCAACTTGGGAGACGCCTACCTGGCCGTTCTATGGCCGGCAGCGGTAGGGCGCCCAGACTCATACGTGATGTGGGAGCGCGACACTGGCCCCTACCAGCGCGAGTACGCGGCCAACTCCGGCCTGGACATAAACCGTAACGGGGTAATTACCCGTGGCGAGGCCGTCGCCTCCGTCAACACTTCCTACATGCGCGGTCAGCAGTTCGTGCGATGACGACTGGTCAATGACTTGCGCTGGCGATCTGCTACATTTCCGAGCAATACCCAAAGCCTCGCTGGTGCCCTTAAATGTTGAAGACAAGTCTGGTTATCCTCACCGCAGCAGCAATGCTGCCATTCATCGCGCTGGCTGATGATGGCGGCCAGTGCGATGGTCGGCAGATGTACAACTATGTCGACACCGCGCTTAGCTCTGGTTCTGGCGTCGTGAATGTGGCCAATGATCCGTTATATGGTGCAGGCGCCGTTACGCTGGCTCTAAGGTCAAGGAACATGGAGATTTACAACGCTATGTCCGTGTCGATTCGAGAGCATGACCTTTACCTGGCGCGCATGGGATGCAAATCGCTGAGTGGCGGACCTACCAAAGGAATGTTGTCCAGCCTGCGTCAGGTAGACGCCAAGATTGGCAAGCTGATCAGCAGTCAGTACAGCCAAAAAGGCGTGCTGACCGACGGGTTCGGAAGCGTCAGATAAAACAGAACCAGCATCACGAAATTTAACAACCCCGCTTCGGCGGGTTTTTTATTGCCCACGACAAAGGCGGGAGCGGGAAATGCTCAAACAAGAAGGCCGCACTAAGCAGGCCAAGATGATGCGCGACGCCTTTCGTGAGGTGATGAAAGGTGTTTGCACTTCGCTGCCCGGGCACGTCAGGACCTTCGACCCAGTCACGCAGCTTGCCCAGGTGCAGCCAGGGATATTGAGGGTCGACATCAACGGTGCCGAGTTCACGATACCTCCAATCATCGAGGTTCCGGTCTACTTCCCCGGCGGTGACTACTGCGTCGAGTACCAGATCGATGCTGGTTGTGAGGGGGACATCCTGTTCTCTCAGCGCTGCATTGATGGGTGGGTGCAGAGCGGCGGGGTGGCGGAAAACCCAATCGGGCGCTTCCACAACATGCAGGACGCCATGTTCCTGCCTGGGTTCAGGTCGCAGCCCAACGCGCTGCCGGACTTCCAGAATAACGGCGTTCGCATGCGCAACAAGGCTGGCACCCAATTCGTCTGGCTGAAGAACGACAACAGCATCTCCATGGACAACGGGGTGGCCAGGTTCAACGTACTGGCCGACGGCACAACCCTGATGCAGAACGGCGCGGGCAGCTTTCAGTTGCAGGCAGACGGCACCTTCCTGATTAACGGGCTGAAGATAACGCCGGACGGAAACGTCATCACCGCCGCCGGCACAAACCTCAATACGCATCGCCATGGCGGTGTAACCCCGGGCTCCGGGACAAGCGGAGTTCCAGTTCCATGACAGTACGCAGGCTGGACGACGAAACAGGCGACATCGTGACGCGCGGGCAACAGTTCATCACCGGACAGTCCGAGGTTGCACAGACCGTGCTGACCCGGCTTCGCCTGTTCCTGGGCGAGTACTTCCGAGACATCACCGACGGCACGCCGTGGTACGAACAGATCCTTGGGAAGTTCACCAGCCTGTCTACTGCCGAGGCAGCCCTCAGGGCGCGAATCGCCAACACCCCCGGCGTGATCCGGCTCACCAGCTTCTCCGCCGACTTCAACATCAACAACCGTACCTACAGCGTAACCGCTGGGATTCTCACTGAGTTCGGCCTGGAAGAGGTAACACTGAATGGCTAGCCTGACTTCGACCGGCTACGTGCTACAGACGCAAAACGACTGGTTTGCCCAGGAGCGCCAGTTCTACTTGGATATTGATCCGCTGTGGAACTTTGACCCTTCGACGCCCGACGGCCTGAAGATGGCGCACGACTCGGAGATCTTCTACGCGCTCGATGAAAGGCTGCAGCAGGCCTACAACTCGAAAGACCCGAAAAAGGCCAAGGGCAACGACCTCGATATTGTATGCTCGCTGACTGCCACCATCCGATCGGGCGGTTCTCGCTCCAGCGTGCAACTGACCATAACCGCTACTCCAGGTACACCAATCCCGTCGGGCAACCGCTTCGAGTCGGTCACCACCGGCAGCCGCTGGACGACTGACCAGGCCGTGACAGCTGACTCCCTGGGGTCGGCGACCGTCAACGCGACGTGCACAGTCGTCGGGCCTACCCAGGCTGACGCCGGCACTATTACCCGCATCGTGGACGTGGTGGCAGGCCTGGCAAGCGTTACAAACGCCACTCCGGCAACACCAGGCACTGACGGTCAGCGCGACGAACAGCTACGCGTAACCCGGGCGACGGCAGTAGGGCGCCCCGGCAACAATCAGATCGACTCCACTTACGGCGAACTGTACTCGGTGCCTGGCGTGCGCCGCGTCAAGATCTACGAGAACGATACCGATAGCTCGGCCGTATCAGTCGACAACCCTCACGGCCTTCCAAGAAAGTCATATGCGGTGATCGTCGACGGCGGCACCAATGAAGATATCGCTATGGCGATCTATCTGAAGAAGAACCCCGGCCCTCTGCTGTACCAGGCAGGAACGCCGTTCGAGGTTGAGGTGACGTCGCCGAAATACCCGACCAACAAGAAGGTGATCCGCGCCAGCCGCCCGATCTACGTGGACATGCTCCCGGTCATTCACGTAGTCAACGATGGAACGCTACCGGACAACGCCGACCAGCTCATCAAGGAGGCGATGATGGAGTACGCGGCCGGCGACCTGATCCCAGCAGACGTGGGATTCAAGATCAGCGGGTTTGATATTGGCGAGACCGTGCCGTTCAGCACGATCTTCACGCCGGTCAACAAGGTCATCGGGGCATACGGCAACAGCTACGTCGACTTTCCTTCGTCAAGCCTCAATGGCGTCCAGGCGAACGCTGTCATCGCCTACAACCAAATGTCCCGGTGGACGGAGAGCAACATCACCGTAGTGATCACCTGATGAACATCCCAGACCGCATTTACGCGCAATACCGCGACAAGCCCAAGGCAGTGGCCTGGTATGCGATCGCCAAGAGGCTCGGCGGGAGCATTGAGGATGCAGCCGAGGCGGTGCGCAAGAGTTACGACATCGACAACGTGTTCGGCGAACAGTTGAACGTAATCGGCCGGATCGTCGTGGCGCCGCGTAGTTTCGTTGGCGCATTCCCAATGAACCCTGGGCTTTTCGATTTAACGGACGGCGATGAGTTTGGCGACGATGGCGCGATGTTCAGCGCCCTGACGATCGATCAATACGGGCAGCTATCGGATGACCTTTACCGACTGGTCATCAAAGCCAAGATCATCAAGAACAACGGCGATACGACGATTGAGAACATCCTCGACGGTATGAATTTCCTGCTCCCGCACGCTGATGTTCTGCGCGTGACGGACGGCGAGGATATGTCTTTCAGTATCGAGTTCTACGGGCAGATAACCGATCTTGAGCGGTTCGCACTGCTAAATGCAGGACTGGTTCCTAAGCCGCAATCGGTGAGATTTAACGGATTCCTTGAGGGGTTCGGAATGGTCGAGTTCGGCGATATGGATGCTGAGTTCGGTGACGAAGACGCAGAATTTGCAGGATATATAGGGGCTTAACATGTCGCTGAAGCTTAACGAGCGGTACCCAAACCGGTTCAACAACCCATCTTCCGAATACCCGCTGGGATCATTCAAAAACAGGACTGCACCGAACGCCAAAGACGGATCATATCTTGAGCAAGACTGGGCGAACGACAAAGAAGGTTTCTTTCAGTCGCTTCTAAGTGCTGCAGGCGTTACAGCCAATGGCGCTGTTGATGCCGTGGGTGCGTCGCAGTTCTTCGACGCACTTCAGGTCTTGAAGCAGCTTCAGTCCGGAACTGCATTTACGACTGCGGGAAGCGCTGGAGCACTAACTCTTACTCCGACTCCGTCAATCTCTGCGTACTCGGCACCTTTGCGACTCCGTGTGAAATTCAGCCAAAACAGCACGGGCACAGACACCATCAACGTTTCCGGCAAAGGCGCCAAGAGCATCAAGCAATACGACTCCACCGGTGCCAAGGTGGCGGCCGTGTTCGCAGCCAACCAGCTCGCAGACGTTGAGTACGACGGCACTGATTTGGTAATTCTCGACCAGTTACCAATAGATGTTACCTCTTTTGCACCTATCAACAGCCCATTTTTCACCGGGACGCCTGGCACAAACTCAACTCCTCCACTACACGACAATAGTGCGAGATTGGCAAATACAAACTTTGTCTATCAAGAGCTTCAGTCATATTTAATTGCCGCAAGCGAGACCGCTCGCGGCCTAGTTTTCTTAGCGACCTCCGAAGAGGTTTCGGCGGGAACCGAGTCGACAAAAGCAGTAACCCCGCTACGCCTTCAGGGTAAAATTAATAACGCCCTGATGATGACTGCTGGTTACAACAGGACATACTCCGATGTCACCGGCTCGCGAGTGGGCGGCACCACTTACACAAACTCAAATAACTTTCCGATTCTCGTGGTTGTCTCCATAGCCACCCAGCCTGGCGTAGATACGGTCACGGTCACGGTTGGCTCGACCATTGTCTACACTGGAGACCTCGGAACTTCTGGGGCGACGGCTCCGGTAAGCTTCCTTGTGGGGAATGGGCAGACTTATAAAGTGGACCTTACCGGCGGCGCAACCATTAGCAAATGGGTAGAAATGATATGAACGATACATACTTGTATTTTACAAACCCTATTGACGGGCTCGTATACGCATATGACGAGAGTCAGATCGCTATGGGGTATGGTGCTGACATGGTGCCGCTTGTTGGCGCGGCGCTGGAAGCGCATCTGCATCCTGTCCCAACGCACGAGCAGGTCGTTATGCGGAATGGTAACGAGCAGCTTGCAAGAACTGATGAAGCATCGAGGGTTATGGCGCCTATCTTGGTGTCTCTCCAGCTTGGCGATGCCACAGACGAAGAAGCATTAATCGCCAAAGCTTGGCAGGCTTACTACCGCGCTTTAAAAGCGGTTGATCTCACTGTTACTAATCCGGTCTGGCCAGAAAAACCGGCATCGTAATTGTTTAATAGTTCAAGTTAATAAATCAAGCAATACAATCCGGGGCTGCTGCGCCTTGGGCTTCTTTTGGAGATGACCATGCTCAAAATCTCAAGGGCGATATGCCAGTGGGTGTTTTTGCTTGCCTGCAATATTGTCACCGACCTAGTCGGCCTGCTTGTGGTCGCAGCCGCTATCCCGTTCAGGGTTGACGACATCAGCAAGAGTGATGGCCGCGCAATCGTGAGCCTTCCGCGCTGGGCATGGCTGTTCGGTAATGACTACGACGGCCTTCAGGGTGATCGGCGCGGCTGGTGGGCTGAGAACACCCCTTTCGGCTGGAAGGTCGACTCGTTCATGGCGATGTGGTGGTGGGCTGCGGTACGGAACCCGGTCAACAACATGCGGTTCGTCAAGCTGTGGCAGGCGCCGATAAAGGGCAGCACGATCACCTATGTCGGCGACTACACCGTCCGCGATCACCCAGGCGAGGCTGGCTGGCAGTTTGTGACTACCGAGAACAGTGGGAAGCACTGGTATGGGTTCTATCTGGTGCACCAGTGGAGCGAGACGCGGGCCTTTGTAATACGCCTGGGCTTCAAGGTGCAGCCGGACGACGCCGGAACGGACGGCGAGCCTGTAGGCATGACCACGAAAATCAACTTCTACAAGGCGATCTGACATGCCAATCACAGCACAGCAACTGCTGCAGATCACCCCGAACGCCGGCCGCAATGCCGGTGTTTTTGCATCTGCGCTGAACCTGGCCATGCAGCGGTACCAGATCAACACCAAGCTCCGGATGGCGGCGTTTATCGCCCAGGTCGGCCATGAGTCGGGCCAGTTCCTGTATGTGCGCGAGCTGGGCGGCGATCAGTACCTGAGCAAGTACGACACTGGCACCCTGGCGAAGCGGCTGGGCAATACACCAGAGGCCGACGGTGACGGGCAGAAGTACCGCGGGCGCGGGCTGATCCAGATTACAGGGCATGACAACTATCTGGCGTGCAGTAAGGCGCTGTTCGGCGACGACCGCCTGCTACGCACACCAGAGCTATTGGAGCAGGCCGAGTTGGCGGCTAAGTCTGCGGCCTGGTTCTGGAACTCCCGCGACCTGAACAAACTGGCTGACTCTGGCTCGTTCGAGATGATCACCCGTCGCATCAATGGTGGGATCAACGGCTTGGCCGAGCGCGTCGCCTTCTACAACACTGCGCTGAAGGTGTTGGCATGAACACGATCCTGCTGAAATCCATTCCTTATATAGCCGCGGTGCTTCTGGCCCTGGGCGTGCTGTATGGCGCCTATCACCATGGGGTGTCCGTCACAAATGACGACTGGCAGGCCAAGTGGAGTGCCCGCGATACGGATGACGCTACGGCAAAAGCCGTTAACGAGGCCGCCGCGCGCGACAAAGAACAAGCATGGCAACTCAAACTCGACAAGGTGACGGAAGATGGACAACATGCGATCGATCAAGCGGTTGGTGATGCTGCTACCGCTCGCGCTTCTGCTGACAGCCTGCGCGGGGCGGCAGACAACCTTGCCGCTCGACTCGCAGTCGGTCAAGCCGGCAGCCATTCCTGCACTGCCGCCGCAAGCGCGGCAGCTACCCGTGCCGTCATGGTGCTTGCCGACGTGCTCAAGCGCGCTGACCAGCGAGCGGGCGACCTGGCAGGATTTGCTGATCAAAGCCACAGCCGGGGAGTGACCTGCGAGCAGGCCTATGACGCGATTTACAAGTAG